TGGCTTCCCTTAAAGGTAAGCGGTTTGTGACCATGGCGGAGAGCAACCAGTATGGCAAGCTGGACGAAGAAACAATCAAGCAGCTCACGGGCGGCGAAGAGATCAAGGCCCGGAACCTCTACGAAGCTACCACGACTTTCCTCCCCCAATTCACTCTCTGGCTGTCCTGTAACGACCTTCCCTCTGTCAATGACAAGAGCCTGTTTGCCTCTGACCGTGTACGGGTGGTGGAGTTCAACCGTCACTTCACCGAAGACGAGCAGGATAAAAACCTTAAAAGTGAATTTCAGACCCAGGCGGCCATGCGTGGCATTTTCACTTGGCTCTTGGAGGGCTACTTCAAATATAAGCGGTTCGGACTGAAAATGTCCCCGGCCATGCGTCAGGTAGTCAAGCAGTACGAGAAAGACAATGACTTGGTATTGCAGTTCTTAGAAGAAAGGTGTGAAAAGGCCGGAGGTGCCTACACCAGAGCTAAGACGCTCTATGACGCTTACAAGATTTGGTGTAAGTCCAACGGCTATTTTGTGTGTAGCGCAAAGCGGTTTAATGCCGACATGGAAGCTCACCCGGAATGGCATGGGGGCAAGACTGTCTACTCTGGCTATCCCACCTACCGGGACATTCGTATGAAGGGGAGCGTATGACATGAACAAGAAAAATATGCGCCGTATGTCCATCTTGGTCACAGCACAGACCGCAAAAAATCTGGAACGACTGGCGGCTATGTCCGGCTACTTTGAGATTGGGAGAGTAGTAGATAAGCTGACCAGAGAGAAAATGATTTCTCTCCGGTGCGAGAAAGGAGATGGCCGTAATGAGTAACAATGACAAGTTCAAGGAGCTGTATAAGGCAATCGGCGTTCTGGCTGAAACCGGCATCCTCTTCTACCGAGCCACTATTCAGGCCGGTGCAACTCCCGGAGAAGCCGTGATCTTGACCCAGGCTTTTATACGAGCTTCTATACAGGGTGACGATACCCCTCCTGAGCATGAGAGTGAGGAAGAAGCATGACCGTGAAAGAACTGAAAGCAAAGTTAGCCAATATCCCCGAAGACGCTTCTGTGGAAATGGTTATTTGCAATACTGATAACCCGTTTGAAGAAGGGTGCCGGGTAGACAAAATCGCCTATTTTGAGTGGCTTCAAAAGGATGGAGCGAAAACCGTAGTTTTGTTCCCGGCATGAGAGGAATATATTTAGTGGCCTACTGAATATATTTGCGACTTTTGACCTTTGGTGTGTTTTAGTGACTTTTTTAGTGAATAATCGGCCACTACCGGAAACCCTTGTGGCGCAAGGCTTTAAGGGCATTTTTGACCGCTATTTCTATATTTTTCTGTATAAACCCTCCATAGAGAGTGATATATAGAGAGATTTATAGCAAAAATCGAAAATGGGTCACTAAACTCACTAAAGGCTAACTGAAAATAATTAGTGAAGGAGTGCTGAATATGAGTGAAGAATTGACTCCGAAGAGAGGGCGTGGCCGTCCGAAGGGGACTGGCGGGAACAAGCGACCTGACCGGACGGAGGCCATGAGTGTCCATGCCGAGCCGGGTGATAATCGTAGATATATTGAACATTCCATGAAGATGTGGGATTGGCCTAATGTGGATATGAAGGAACCCGCCCAGGTCAAAGAGCGTATCGGAATGTATCTGAGTATTTGTGCTGAGGATGATATGAAGCCGAGTGTTGCGGGACTGGCTTTGGCTTTTGGTAGGGATAGAAGAACTCTTTGGAAATGGGCTAATGGTATTGAGAGCGACTTTATTCCGCCTGAAAGTCGGGACTTTATAAAAAAGGCGTATCAATTTTTGAACGCTCAAATGGAAGATTACGCTCAGAACGGGAAGATCAATCCAGTCGCAGCTATCTTCCTGATGAAGAACCATTTCGGCTATCAGGACAAGCAGGAAGTGGTTTTGACCCCGAATAACCAGCTTGGCGAGGTGACTCCCCCGGAAGAGCTTCAACAGAAGTATTTAGAGGCTACTGCCAGCGACTATGATACAGACGAGTGACCTGGTTCACGACTATGGCTCACAACTTTGCGACTATCCCGCTCGAAGGTCTGCGACTATCCAGGCCACCTCTACGACTATGTGGAAACCGCCGACCTCTCTTCCCGGGAGATCGGCGGCTCTTTTGCGCCCTGGCCTCTGGCTCCTGGCTGATCTGGTGCAGCCTGGGCCGATAGTCTGGAAAAGTGTACTTTTCTTTACTCTTTTATAATGTATAGAAAGCACTGAAAATATTTTGTATTTTCCTATTGACAACTGAAAATATTCAGTGTATATTAAAGCCACAAAAGATATTCAGTGCTTAACGGACATTTTAGAAAGGGGTTCACGATATGAAAATTTATGATCTACTTGTTATGCAAGGCCGGGAAAAATCCTTTTACGGGAAAGCCTGTATCATTGAAAAGGATAACGGGGAAAAGGTGCTGCAATCGTATAAAACGGAAGTTTGTAAGATTACTTCGGGCGGGTTGTTCGTCCGGTTGTGGGACGGGTACAGTGTTACAACAATGCGACATATCAATAGTTTTCTTTCCCTTTTCGGGATTGACGGCGGCGGGAAAGCCTGGTGGAACGGATTACCGGTGGAGCGGCTCCATAGAACGGGTGAAAATCCGGTTTATATCTATGACGCAGCCGGAAAGATCATAGGTCACAAGATAGGAAACGGAAAGGCGGTGTAATTATGGCGTATATTAGAAAAACCGTTGACCGGTGGGACATTGAAACAAATTATGGTTACGGGTGGGAAGTTGAAGATTGCGAATATACCAGGGCCGAAGCGGTGAAGCGGTTAAAAGAATATCGGGAAAATTCTTGTGGACGGTTTGCGGTTCGATTGAAAAAGCATAGGGAAAGGAAGGGCGCATAATGAAGACAACAAATAAAAAAGCCCGTCAGAATGTGCGGCAATACATTTTAGACCATTTTGAGCCGTGCGGATATGATTTTACCGGCCCTTGTACTTTTCAAAATGTGGCCCGGTTTATTCTCGAAGTTCACGCCAGTGAAAAAGCCTATTCCCCGGAATATCAGGCGGCAAAAGGTTTTACTAATGAAGCGGTATTTATAGACTGGTGCCAGGGCTTGCCCAGTGTGTTAGATACTTGTTATTACTATAACCGTTCCGCCGTGGTTGACCTGGGGAACATTTTGGAGAAGTCGAAGCGGGAACGGGCGCAATATACAGAAGAACAGGCGGAACGGCTTTTAACTCATTTAATCTATCAAGAATTAGTAAAGGGGGCGGCGGGACGATGAAGCAATACACAAGAAAACAGTTAAAAGAATATGCCCGGTTAGGTTTGGCCCGTGATTTAACAACGGTTGACCCTGACACGCTGCCTAAATGGTATGAAAAAATCGGAGTTAGCCGGGGTATTTATGGCATGAATGGCGGCTTGATTTGGGATAAAGTAACTGGCGAATATGGTGTTATTTTAGCCCGCTCTTCCAATTTGTTTCAGTTGTTCTAAGGCGGTGGGCGATATGACAAAAACACAAGAACGCAAGTTAAAAACCGCCTTAAAGCGGTTAGAGAAATGCGGTGGAGATTGCCACCATTGCGAAAAATGTAGAATTTATACCCGGTCAACGGAACGGGCTTTATATATGGCGGTCGGTTGTGATCTACTACCGGAAGAAATGTTTTCTTGTATTGCAGATACTCCCAAAAGTTTACACGCAGCCGCTTTAGAAACAGTTCATTTTGAATTAGAGGTGTAATTATGATCTACTGTAAACAGATACCGCCGGAATACCAGGAAAGCCGGTTATTTGATGATGAGGGAATGGGGCCGGATTATATCAATGTAACCGGCAACCGGGATTATATCAGCCGTACAAGCTTACTTTTTGACCGGGTATATAGTGCCCTGGAAAATGGAGAATTAGCCGAAGCCCTGGACGATATAAAGAACGGCGGTTATTATAGCAGCTTTTACAAGAACGCAACAGACGCTATAAATGACCTTTTAGAGCCTGAAAAGGCCCGGTATAATACCCGTGATATTCACGCCCTGAAAGGGCTTGTAGAAGCCTATACGGAAGCCGGAAGCCTGGAAAAGAATAATATTTTGTGCAAGGTTCTTTCCGTTGTTACGGGCCGCAAATGGGATTGGCGTATTATCCGGGGCTATTGTCAAGGTGACTGGAATGAGATTTTTTATTCCGTAGATGATTGGAGCCGTGAAGCGTTGGCCGCTTTTGAAACAATGTATTTTAACACGGGTTCAGAGTGGATTATACATGATGAAGAGAATACCCCGGAAGGGCCGGAAGATATAAGCGGGTATAGCTGCTATATAGTAGCCGATACGGAAGAGGGCATTAGAAAAGAGCTTGCAGCCGTTGCCGGTTGTGCGCCGTCTGCTCTGGTTATATGGGCATTTGATGAATTTATTAAAGTAGCACGATATAAGGCGGTGTAAATGTGTATATAGTTTTGTTAATCCTGCTTTTACCGGTTCAAATAATTCTTGAATTGATGAAATTAAATGGTACTTATGCGAAATATTATAAGCTTCAATTTGAGGGGTTAAATTAGCAGGCATGCAAATGTCTGCTTTTCTTGTATCTTTGAAAAAAAAGTGATAAAATTTAAGTCGTAAATGAAAGCGTTTTTCGCTTGTTTTAGGAGGAATTTATCATGTTAAAAGGGATAGCAGCAAGTGCTGGTGTATCTGTAGCTAAAGTTTACAAATTGGAAACACCAAAAGTTGTTATTGAAAAAAAAGCAGGAGTAGCTGAAGAAGAAGTTAAAAAATTCGAAGATGCTCTAGAACAAACTAAAAAAGATATCGAAGGAGTAAAAGAAAGAGCAGCTAAACGTTTA